GCGATCGGCAAGAAGCTCGACCAGGCCGTGTTCTTCGGCAACGACAAGCCGACCACCTGGACGTCGCTCGACCTGTTCGCTGCAGCAACGGCGGCCGGCAACCTGTCCGCAGTCGTGGACGGCGACGCGAACGAGGACGACATCTACGGCGCCATCCTCAAGGTCGCGGGCATGATCGCCGAGGACGGGTTCGACCCGGACACCCTGGTCGCGAAGCGCGCCCTGCGGTTCCAGATGGCGAACCTGCGCAACGCGAACGGTGACCCCGTCCTCATCGGCGAGCAGGTCCTGGCGTTCGACACGTTCTGGAACCGGAACGGCGCCTGGGACGCAACCGACGCCACCGCGATCATCGCGGACCGCTCAACGGTCCGCATCGGCGTCCGCCAGGACGTCACGGTCAAGTACCTCGACCAGGCGACGCTGACCGGCGTCGGCAACCTGGCCGAGAAGGACATGGTCGCGCTGCGCTTCAAGGCGCGGTTCGCCTACGTCCTCGGCAACCCGGCCACGCCGGAGACCGGCGTGCAGTCCTACGGCGTCGGCGCGGTCACGCCCGACGTGACCGTCTGAGAGGCGGAGTGACGATGGCTCTCCAGTTCACGCACACCAAGTCCGGTCGGACCTTCAAGGCTCGTGAAGGCTCGCGCATGGCGAAGCTGATGGCGAAGGACGACGGCTACACGGTCTACACCGAGGCCGACGAGAAGCCGCTCGAAAAGCGCAGCGTTGCCGAGCTCAAGGAGTATGCCGCCGAGAACGGCATCGAGCTCACCGCAACGAAGAAGGCGGACGTGCTCGCCGAGATCCAGGCCGCCGAGAGCGGCGAGGGTGACGGCGAGTCCGACGGCGGCGACGAGTAGCTCATGGCTCTCGCGACCGCTGCTGACGTCGGGGATCGTCTCGGCCGCTCGCTGACGGCCGCCGAGACAGCCAAGGTCGACGGGCTGCTCGAGGAGGCTTCGGCGCTCGTGATCGGGTACCTGGGCTGCGACCCGACCGACACGAGCGTCGAGCCTCCGACGGTGCCCGCGGCTGTGGCGATCGTCGTATCCCGGATCGTCGCTCGCGTGTTCGAGCAGACCGCCTCGGCTGCGGAGTTCGGTAGCGAGGCCACTACGGACTCGACGGGCCCGTTCTCCACGACCGTTCGGTACGGGGCTGGCACGACGTCGGGCGCACCGTGGCTGACGAAGGCGGACAAGCTGACGCTTCGCCCCTTCCGATGCGACGGCGGGTTCACATCCCTGGCGATCTCGGCTGGGACGACGGGCCGGTATCGCCGAGAGGTGTCCTGATGCCGTGGGTCGGCGAGCCGGTAACCCGCCGGCGCCGCGAGAAGACGGGCACCGACCGCTACAACAACCCGGTCTACTCCGACGTCGACATGGTCCTCGAGCAGCGCGCGGGCTTCGACCCGGGCGGTTCTCGGGAGCCGGTCGAGGTGGGCCGCACGCAGACGGTCACGACGCCGAAGCTCTACTTCCGCAGGCAGTGGCCGGATCTGGTGAAGACCGATCTGGTTTTGGTCCGCGGGGTCAAGTACTCGATCGAGGGCGACCCGGCGGACTGGAAGTCGCCGTACGGATCCACCGTCGGCGGCCTCGTCGTCGAGCTCAAGAAGGCGGAGGGCTGACATGACGACCACCCGCGTCGTCTTCAACTCGAAGGCCGCTGAGGAACTGCTCAAGTCGCCCGAGGTTCGGGCGATGCTCCGCAAGCGTGCGGAGGCTGTTGCCGCCCGTGCGCGTGCGGGCGCACCCGCGAACACGGGCGACTACCGCAACTCGATCGGTGTCGAGGATGCGACGACGGACCGTGCCGTGGTTCGGGTCGTGGCCCGCGACTGGAAGTCGCTGATCATCGAGTCGAAGACGGGCAACCTCGTCCGCGCGCTCGGTGCGGAGGGCGGCTGACATGAAGACCTACGACCCGGACGTGATGACTCGCGCAGAGCAGTTTGCGGTCGGGCAGTTCCTTGAGGCACACGGCGAGCGGTCATGGATCGCGCAGCTCCCAGTTCGCTTCATCGGGCCGTTCGCTTACTACAAGGTGTTCGCTGGCGGCCGCGATAACCCGCTGCTCATGAGCGACCTCGGTCCTGGCTGGCCCGACAGGCCGATCTACGTGTCTCGGGTTCGCTGGGTGGGCTTCCGTAGACCCAAGGTGAGGAAGGCGAGCGGCTGATGGTCGCCATCCTCTGGTCGGACATCGAGGCCGAGTTCATCGGCTACATGGGTCCGGCCCTCGAAGCGCGCCCCGAAGCGCACGCGGCCGACGTCGCCGTGCGCAACCGGGTCCCGGACGAGTCGAACGACGACGAGTGGCCGACATCCGGCCGCCTGGTCGTCGTCCGTGACGACGGCGGCCCCACCACCCAGGACGTGCGGGCGACCGCGCGGCTCGGCGTCCGTGTCTGGGGCGCCACCGAGGCGGAGACATCCGACCTCGCCAATCTCGTCGTCGCGCTCGTGCGCGGCTGGCGATCACCGACCGTGCGGCGCACTGAGCCGACGCGGCCCTACTCGGTCACGGAGGAGTCGGCGCGCCCGGCTCACTACTTCACGGCCGAGCTCATGATCCGCGGCCGGGCACTGCCGGGCGCCTAACCAGGAGGAAACCCGTGAAGGTCACCCTCGCGCTGCCGACTGAGGTCGACGGCAAGCAGCACAAGCAGGGCGACGTCGTCGAGGTGGACCGGGCCACGAGGAACAACCTCGTTTTCCTGGGCCGCGCCCGCGACGTCGCCGACGACAAGCCGAGCGCCAAGCCGGCCGACGGGAAGGTGAGCTGACATGGCTCTCGATGCAGCCAACGCCAGGATCTTCGGGTCCGACGACGACAAGGTCCAGCTCGCGCCGCTGGGCAGCACTCTGCCGACGACCCTCGCGGCCGCCGTGGCCCCGTTCGAGGACGTCGGCTGGCTCCACACGGACGGCATCCCGTTCACCCCGGCTGACTCCGTGGAGAAGCTCCGCGGGCACCAGGGCGGGCGCGTGGTCCGGACGACGATCACGGAGTCGGACCTGACGTTCCAGTTCCAGTGCCTGGAGACCACGGCGCTGACGCTGGGCCTGCAGCACAACATCACGTCGGCGGCGACACTCACGGGTGTGACGACGATGAACGCGTCGCCGGGTCGCCAGATCGAGGCTCGTGCGTTCGTGCTCGACCTGTTCGACAAGGACAACACGGACATCCACTACCGCTCCGTGGTCCCCGCGGGGAGATCGGCGAGCGGTCGGAGTTCACCTTCGCGAACAGCGACATCACGGGCTACACGTTCAACGTCGAGATCATCGGCTCCTACGACATCATCACGAACGACCCCGCTGCGGCCGTCGCTCCGTGACAGACCACCGCCCCTGGTGCTCTGCGCGGACGCCAGGGGCGGTGCTCCACCCTGATCCGCGCTTCCATCCGCGCTAACAGAGAGGGTCACGCGCATGACCACCACACGCAAGCCTCCCGCCCGCAAGCCCCAGGTCACCGTCATCCCGGCCGACGTGAAGCAGCCCGAGGACCGCAAGGCCAAGGACGCCGGTGTCGAGGAGACCGAGGAGCAGCGGATCGCCGCCCGCGCCGAGGCTGCCACTGTCGTCCACGAGGACGACGCCACGCGCATCACGCTCGACGGCGTCACGATCTCCGTTCCCGATGACGCCCGCGACGACTTCGAGCTCCTGGCTGCGATCGCCCAGATGGACGACGCGCACGCTCGTGGCAGCGACAAGGTGCTGGCCCACTTCCCCGAGGTGCTGCGGCGCCTGACGGGCGAGGCTGGATGGCGCACGGTGATGAACGGCCTGCGCGGGGAGAATGGCCGCGTGAAGGTCGAGCGTGCTGTCGACTTCCTGAACACCGTGCTGTACATCCTGAAGCTCGGCGACGACGAGGGGTGATGAGCGCGGAGGTCACCACCGAGCGCCTGCACTGGCAGCACGAGGTGGTGGAGCTCGATGGTCTGCTGCTCGAAGTGGACCTGCCGGGCGGACGTGATGCTGTCCCGTTCGCCCGGTCGTTCCGTGAGGACATGCCCGCGGCGTTGCGGCAGATGCTCGGCGACGGGCAGATGGGCAGTGTCGTCGAGCAGCAGCGCAGTCGGACCACGGGCCGCATCTCCCGCAAGGCTGTCGGGGATGCGTTCCGGCGGCTGCTGGAGTCGTGCGGCGAGCTGCCCTTCCTGGTCGCGGCGTTGGAGTTCGAGGGGCCCTTGCGCGCGTCCCTGCGCGCTGAGTACACCGTGGATCTCCGCGATCCGGGCATGCCGCTGCTGGACCTCGCTGACCTCGTCGCGAACCTGCCGCCCGGGTGCGCGTTGTACCGGGCCACCGGTGGCGACATGGCGTGGTCTACGGAGACGCACATGCTGGCCGCCGTCGAGTTCCGCCTGCGTGTGCTCGCGTGGCAGAAGACCGAAGACGGGTCCAGGGGTCGCAACAAGCCCGAACCGACGAAGGCGCCGACGTCGGTGCACGAGAAGCAGGCCGAGGAGAAGCGCCTGTCGGCTCGGGCCCAGGCCTACCTCAAGCGGACTGGACAGGCGTGACCGCTGCGACGACGGCGTCCGCAAGCCGGCCGAAGTCGCGGTTCTTCCGCGCCCGGTAGTGCAGCTGGTAGCGCTTCCCGTCCGTCGTGCGCACGTCGAGCATGCCGTTGACCGCCATGAGTACGAACTTCGGCGGCCGCCGGTGTGTGGCCGAGGTGATCTGTTCGAGCGGGATTGTCACCTCGTTCCCCGGGTCGGGCCCCATGAGCGCGAACCGGCCCATCTTCGTGGTGGCCCGGACGTGCAGCGTCTCTGGGCTGAGCGTCGCTTCGATCGCATAGCCCTGCGCGGTCTGGCTCATGGCTTCCTCCTGATGGTCCTGCATTGGTAGAGGGCCCCGCCTGCCAATCGTGACGCCACATCCGAAAACTTCATACCCCAGGAGGCGTCATGGCCGAGCTTGCCACCGCGTACGTCTCCCTCCTCCCGTCGCTGCGAGGCCTCAAGAAGCAGACAACAGAGGGCATGAAGGGGGTCGGTGCCAAGGCGGGTAAGCAGTATGGCGAGGAATTTGCCGACGGCGTTACGCGCGGTGCCGATGGAAAACTCCGCGATGCGAACGGCCGATACGTCAAGCAGTCGAAGCAGACAGGCGAGGAGTCTGGCCGCCAGTACTCGAAGGGAATGTCCGGGACGCTGATCGCAGGTGCCGCTGCTGGAGCTGTTCTGGCTGGTGCTGCGATAGCGAAGGGCATCGGCGACGCGCTGGAGCGCGAGAAGCTCGGCGACAAGACGGCCGCAAGCCTTGGCCTGTCCGAGAAGCAGTCGGCCAAGGCGGGCTCGGTCGCGGGCCAGCTCTACGCGGGCGCGTGGGGCGAGAGCATGCCCGACGTCACGAACGCCGTCGAGTCTGTCATCTCGTCGATCGACGGCATGGCGAAGACGTCCCCGAAGCGCCTCCACGACGTGACCGCAGGCGTCCTCGACCTGGCGACGGCGTTCGAGATAGACGCCTCCAGCGCCGCGACGAACGTCGGCATCCTGATCAAGCAGGGGCTGGCCAAGGACGCTGAGCAGGGCATCGACCTGATCACGGCGACGCTCCAGCGCGTCCCGAAGGCGCTCCGTGGCGACGTCACCGACGCGACCCAGGAGTACAGCCAGTTCTTCGCGGACGTGGGCTACTCGGGCGCGGAGGCGATGGGCCTACTCGTGTCGGCGACCGAGGACGGCATGTATGGCGTGGACAAGATGGGTGACGCCATCAAGGAGTTCACGATCCGGTCGACGGACATGTCGAAGACCACGACCGACGCCTACAAGTACCTCGGGCTGAACTCGCGCGACACCACGAACGAGCTCCTGGCTGGCGGTGACCGTGCGAAGAAGGCGTTCGAGACGATCATCGGCGGCGTCAAGGGCATCAAGGACCCAGCCAAGCAGGCCGAGGTCGCACTCGCTCTGTTCGGTACGCCGCTCGAGGACCTTGGCACGAACGAGATCCCGAAGTTCCTGAGCGGGCTGACGAACACCAAGAGCAGCCTCGGGGACGTGTCGGGCGCCGCGTCCGACATGAGCAAGACGCTGAACGACAACCTCGGCACCGTGCTCGAGAGCATGAAGCGGCGCGCCGAGATCTTCGTGAGCGATGGACTGGCAGCCATCTACCAGGGCTTCCAGCAGGGCGAGACCTCAGGCGCTGGCCTCACGCGCGTTCTGACATCTGTCGGCGCCACGGTCCGATCGGTCACGACCTGGTTCCAGGAGAACAAGGCGACGGTGCAGCTCGTCGCCGCCACAGTCGCGGGCATGGCTGCTGCGTGGCTCGTGATGAACGCCGCGGTGATCGCCTCCCGCCTGCCGATGATGCTCGCCACGGCGGCGCAGTGGGCCATGAACGCGGCCATGCTGGCGAACCCCATCGGCCTGGTCGTGGTGGCCATCGGCGCCCTCGTAGGCGCACTCGTGTGGCTGTACCAGAACAACGAGACCGTGCGCCGCGTCATCGACGCCGTGTGGGCGGGCATCAAGACCGCCATCGCAGCGACGATCGACTGGGCGGTCAACACTGCCTGGCCGGCGCTGCAGGCTGCGTGGGCCGCGGTCAGCGACGCGTTCGTCTGGGCGTACGAGAACATCATCAAACCCGTCTGGGACGGCATCAAGGCCGCCATCTCGGTCGCTTGGACGGTCATCCGCGTCATCTTCGTGACGATGGCGACAGTGTTCTCGCTGGCGTGGAAGAGCATCCAGTTCGTTTGGTCGAAGACGGGCGCCCCGCTGTTCGAGGCGATCGGCAAGGCCGCGTCGGCGATGTGGAACTGGGTGCGGGACAACGTCATTGCGCCCCTCAAGACCCAGTGGCAGCTCCTGCTGCTCGGCATGGCGCTCGTCAAGCGGAACATCCTGGACCCGATGTGGTCCGGGATCAAGACGGCGGCCACTGCGGTCTGGACCTGGCTCCGAGACAACGTCTTCGCCCCGATCAAGGCCGGCTGGGAAGCACTGGGCACCGCGCTCACGTGGGTGCAGGAGCACGTCATCGCCCCCGTATGGTCGGGCATCCAGTCCGCTGCCTCGTCCGCATGGGCGTGGATCAGGGACAAGGCACTCACCCCGCTCGAGGCTGGCGTCGAGGCCATGGGTGCCGTCTTCGAGGCAACGAAGAAGGTCATCGCCACGGCATGGGACGGGATCAAGTCCGCCGCCGCGAAGCCGATCAACTTCGTGATCACCGAGGTCTACACCAAGGGCATCAAGGCGACGTGGGACAAGATCGCGGAATCGGTCGGCCTGGACCTGGTCCTGCCGACGGTGAAGCCGATCGCGATGAAGTCGGGTGGCGTCCTGCCTGGCTACACCCCGGGCCGCGACGTGCACGAGTTCTTCTCGCCGACGGGCGGCCGACTGTCGCTCTCGGGCGGCGAGGCCATCATGCGGCCAGAGTTCACGCGTGCTGTCGGCGGCCCGGCGGGTGTGGCGCGCCTTAACTCCGCGGCGCGCGCGGGCCAGGCGTTCAAGGATGGTGGCGTCTTCGGCATCGCGGGTGACATCTGGGAGACGGTAAAGGGCGGCGTCGGGAAGTTCTTCGCGAACCCCGTCGGCGTCCTGGGTGATCTGCTCGGGAAGCCGCTACAGGCGCTGGGCAGCATCGGCGGGGGGACGGTTGGCAAGATCGCCGCGCAGCTCCCACGCAACGCGGTCGACGCGCTGATCGACAAGGCCAAGAGCCTCGTCTCCAGCATCCTGCCCTCGGGCGGGAAGGCTGGCCCGGCGATGGGATGGAAGGCGCAGTGGGCCGCGGTCCAGGCCATGTTCCCTGGTGCGCGCCTCCACAGCGCGTACCGACCCGGTGCGGTCACCGCGGTGGGGACGCCGTCGTACCACGGCCAGGGCCGCGCCATCGACATCACGCCGAGCATGACCCTCTTCAACCGGCTGGCTTCGGCGTTCCCGAACTCGACCGAGCTCATCTACTCGCCCGCCGGCGGACGCCAGCTCTACAAGGGCCAGCAGACGACGTTCGGGGAGCCGACGCGATCGGACCACTTCGACCACATCCACTGGGCGATGAAGAACGGTGGCGTGCTGCCGAAGCTCTACGACCAGGGAGGCTGGCTGCCGTCCGGGGGCATCGGCATGAACCAGACCGGGAAGCCGGAAGCGGTCCTTACGCCGGCCGAGTCTCACGCGCTCAAGTCCGGTCTGCACGAGCGCGCACCGCGGAATCTCATCTTCAACTCCACCAGCCCGCCCAGTCCGCGTGACGTCATCTACGCGATGGACCTGGCCGACCTGCACGACGTGGGGAGCCCGGCATGACGTTCCTCATTCTCGCCTCGGTCGCCCCAGCCACGTCGATCCCTCCCGACCCGCCGTACGACTCTCGCAACCTCTGGCTGGAGTCGTGGGACGGGTC